GCCCCGCGAGGGGCTCCCCTGTGCTGTGCATTTTGCATGATAAAATGTCATGCAAACCTACCCATATTAGCTGGTGGTGTGATGAGCGATATCTTCGATACCTTGAGCCTTAAACAGCGCAAGGTCGAAGGTGGTTACCCTGTTACGTATACTACATGGCATAAGACCACTGGTCTAACCACAGTAGATACGCAGATTTTTAAGGGTGACTCACTCATCAGAGTAGATAAACGCTACTCGGAGGGGCATCCGTGGCCCACGCGTTCGCGTGTGCACGGGGATATAGGAGGCCCTTTTAAGGTCGAACACCGGTATTTTAGTGATTCTGTTCGCGGAGGTCCTAAAGACCTTCGTGACATTCTCCCTAGATACCAGGCTCAGCATATTGGCGCGCCGCTCTCAGATAATATCTGGTTCGACGGTCACTATGCTCCTATATCAATCGGAACAATGGCTTCGCCCATCATATCGTCTTCAAACGATACGGTATGGCCCCAAACGACAGCTTCTTCGGAAACTGCCCTAGGAGTCTATGGTGCGCAAGCCATTGCAAGATGTAAGCCCACGAACCCGACGGCCAAACTCGCCGTTGCTCTCGCTGAGGTGTACCGTGAAGGTATACCTCATGTCCCGGGTGTTTCCACCTGGGAGAACCGCACACGCGTTGCGCGTGCTGCTGGTTCTGAGTATCTCAACGGGGTGTTTGGTTGGCTTCCCCTTGTCTCTGACATACATCAGACCATGTTCGCTGTCAGGCGGCATGATCAACTGTGGAATCAGATACGGAGGGATGCAGGACGCGTCATCCGACGGTCCTACGAGTTCCCCATCACCGTTACGGCATCAGCACCCACTGTAACAAGCGGTGTAACTGGGAGCTTTACTAACTCCCTGCTGATGTCGCCGACGAGTGGAACCAGATATCGGACCCGACATACTTGGGCCCGGCGCTGGTTCGATGGAGCGTTCTCCTATTACCTCCCTAGGCAGGGAGATGGAGGCATTGTAGACTCCTTTATCCAAGGCTTCTACAATGCTCGCCGTGTATACGGCTTGACGCTCGATCCCAACGTTCTTTGGGCGTTGGCACCCTGGAGCTGGCTTGTCGACTGGTTCGTCGATGCTGGAGATGTTATCTCCAATGTCACCGATACAATAGTCGATGGGTTGGTGATGCGTTACGGGTACATGATGGAACATTCCATCATGGCTGATGAGATTCATCTCACAGGGCCACGGTTTAATCTGTCGCCGCCCGTAAACACGAAACTCTACTTGGTCACTGAGACCAAGCAGAGGATCCAAGCATCACCGTATGGGTTTGGGTTGTCCTGGACGAATTTTTCGCCCAGGCAGCTCGCAATCCTCGCGGCACTGGGGGTTACCCGGTGACCGTAAGTCGAGGTATGCACTCACAGTCCGCCATGCCTACAATGGCGTAGGCGAAAAGGAGTACGTCATGTTTGCTGACCCACAGTCCGTTACGATTAACGCGGTGGCTATTCCGCTGCCGCGTACATCGGCCTCGTCGAATGCTGGTGGTTTCACTAGCAACGACGGGGTAGTCGCGGAGACTGTGTCTCACCAGTATGGTAAGCGCAATCGCCGCGTCTACCGGATCGATCATTCTAAGATCGCTCCGGACCCTCTGATCTCCGCCCAGAATATCAAGTACAGCATGAGCTTCTACGTCGTCGCTGACGTGCCTGTGACCGGCTACACTGTAGTCGAGCAGAAGCAAGTCATTGACGGCTTTGTCGCTCAGCTGAACGCGACTTCGGGCGCACTCATCACCAAGTGGCTTGGTGGTGAGAGCTAGTCAATGGTGACTAGCTGATACAGTAGGGGTAACGGACCTAAACCAGCAACTTGGCCTGGATGCCTTACCCACTTTGAGGGGGAGACATGAAAAGCCAGTTGCTACTCACCCAGCAGCTCCTAGCTGAGCTAGGTAGGTTGCTATGCACTAGCACTACTAGAGATAGTGAAACCATCTCTAGTCGCTTCGAACACGAGGGGTTGTCGTTTCTTACGATAACCCTACCTTCTTTCGCCGCGGACTTCCAAAAAAGTCTTGAGCGTGAGAAAGTGGCGAACGACATGTTTCTGAGTTTTCGGAAACATGCAGGGCTCCCCGCATTTCTGCGAGGTTTCCTTTCGCTTGTGTTCGATGCGCGGTCCGGTGTGTTGCTCGACAAACCTTCGATCGAAGCGATCGATGCAGTACGTCAGTTGACGCTACTGCATGGTAAACTTCTAGTCCCCTGTGCTGAGCACAGGATCAAGAAGTCGTTTCAAGGTTATATCGAGTGTGAGAACCATGTCAAGAAGTTCGACGAGAGTAGAACTCCAGGGATGGAGGATGACTTCCGTCGAGCTGGTCTCGTGCTGTTCGGGGATGTTATGTCCCGATTGGACGAAGAGGTATACTGGGTGGAGGAATCCACCAAGGGTATCTCTCTTCAACCTAAGCATGGCCCAGGCTCTACTGCAGAGCGTATCCTAGGGAACCAGAAGTGGATCCCTAAGACCTGGACATCGAGACTAGAGGCAATATTTCCTGCTAGAGAGTTTCTTATCCCTAGCGAGAGATATTACCAAGAACTCGATAGTATTGACATGGTCGAACCCGGAGCCGAGCAACCCGTTAGGGTTATCTCGGTCCCTAAGACGTTGAAATCACCACGAGTTATAGCGATAGAACCTGTGTGCATGCAGTATGCACAGCAGGCAATCTCTCGCCGCCTCGTGGAGTTGCTTGAGGGTGATTCTATCCTCAAGCATCTGATCGGTTTTACAGATCAGATGCCAAACCGCCAACTTGCGTTGGAGGGTTCGACAACTGGCAGACTCGCTACTCTCGATTTGAGTAACGCTTCTGACCTGGTTTCAAACCAACTTGCGTATCTGATCACCCGTCATCATCCTTGGCTTAGCCAAGCGGTGCAGGCGTCCAGATCACGCAGTGCGGACGTTCCTGGTTACGGCGTTGTACGCCTTGCCAAGTTCGCGTCGATGGGTTCAGCTCTATGCTTTCCAATGGAGGCTATGGTCTTCTTGACCGTCGCATTCCTCGGAATAGCAAAGGACCTCAACACACAGGTGACCCACAAACTCCTTAAGGATTTTGTGGGCCGAGTGCGCGTCTACGGAGATGATATAATCGTCCCCGTAGAACACGTGCGATCCGTGATCGACTCTTTGGAGGCTTTCGGCTTCCTTGTGGGTCTCGACAAATCCTTCTGGAATGGTCGATTCCGGGAGTCTTGTGGTGGAGATTACTACGATGGACAAGATGTTACTCCTGTTCGTTGTAGACGAATAATCCCCACATCACGGAAGGACGCTGAGGGCGTCATATCCCTAGTAGCCATGAGAAACCTCTTCTATCAGAAGGGTCTCTGGGCTACGGCAGGATGGCTCGACGAGAAGATTGAGAAACTCCTTTCTGGTGTTTTTCCCGTCGTTGAGCAGACGTCCCCGGTGATCGGCAGGCACTCTGTCTCGGTTAGCTACCGAGCCGAGCGCGAATCTGCGTCTCTACATAGTCCTCTGGTGAGAGGGTATACAATTGACGCAGTGTCCCCCAAGAATTCTCTTGACGGACCTGCCGCTCTCCTCAAGTACTTCTTGATGAGGGGTGAAGAACCCCTTGACAAGGAGCACTTGGAGCGTTCTGGACGTCCGGGTTCCGTCCGACTAAAGGCCCGGTGGAGTCAACCCTTTTAGGGGTTGGCCTGAGTCACATTGACTCAGTGAAGAGTGTCGAGCATACTCTTCCAAGAGTATATTCCCGTCACTCTGGGAGAGGTGCACTTCGCAG